AAATTAGTAGCAGATCAGATAATGATTATGCTCGATAGAACAGGATTGCTTCATGGCTATAGCTTCAACTCTTGGAGTGACATGGTGACTTACGATGAGGCATTTATAGAAGAGTGGCTTAACTCACCACAGACTTCTTTATATTATGCCCTGCAAGTAATGGGAGACACACAGGATAAGACAGATGCTTACGCAGCACTGGAAGATAGTGATGTTGACGCTTACTTAGCAGACATTATGAGTAATAAACCAGACGAAATAGCTTGTGATTGTCAGCAATGAATCCCTATATAAAATTACTGTCCCGGAAAAGAACTTGGACACCAGTACAAACATCTAAAGGAAAACTAAAAGAAGGTGCAGAAGAAACCATCTACCGTGCTCTTGCAATACGCCATATGGAGTTACCAGTTGGCGAGTTCATTACAGAAGCACTTGATAAAGAAGTTCCCGACGCTGCTAGAGCACTTCTAGAAAGCAACGTCAAAGACGAGATCAAACATGACCTCGCTCTTGGCTACATCACCAACGCTCTAGGCGTAGATGACAAAGCCGAAGCCGAAGCACTACGCTTACGCGCAGCATGGGAAGAGCATCCAGACCACACAATACTGAAAGCATTAGTAGCAGAGAGATCAATCTTCTTTGTGCTACTTCCTTTCTTCAGATTCTGTGGCGATGCCGGTCTAAGAACTGTCAGTGCAGATATATCTAGAGACGAGCAAGTCCATGTGGCAGCTAACTCTTTGGTATGTACAGAGCTAGGACTAAAACCTAGCCAGTCACTAGACAAACTAAGAAAGGCAACTATCAACTGGGTAATGCAACCCTTGAAACAGAATGCCGATAGATATTTGGACAAAAAATTTTGGTTAGATGCCAGCGACAGACTTATGTACGAAGGCAAAGCACCAGAATTTTCTCAGACCAAGGCAGCTAGAATGCCTGCATTTTTTGAACACTCGAATGTCAATCTCCCTCAATAC